CGGTGGGTTCGCCGCGTTCCGCCAGATTGTGGCAATAGATCAGGAACGGCGATGGCGCGTTGAAGAAAGGCAGCTTCTCGAAGCGGATGTCGGCTGTGAGCGGACAGATGGTTTGAGATAACCGGGAAGTGGCGGGAATAGCCGGAACGAAGCGGGACAAAACCGGGAAAAAGCCTTATTAAACAGGCTTTTAATTGCTATCAGTCACGCGGTCAAATCATCACCTGAACGGATGCACCATTTGCCACATGGTTTGAAAAAACGGCACGGTGTGCCACTTGATTTGATAACGGCTACAAATCGGATGCGGCCTTCTTCCTGGACTCAACTGCGCGCTGCGTCATTCTTTCCAACGATTCATGGGTGCTGTAGCTCAAAGAAGAGTCGTTAATGTTACCGGCAATCTTGGTGTAACGAATTACGCCGCCGGGGAGTTTCCATAGCATCGTACGGTTGTTGTGTTCGACGCCGGCCTTAGTCCTGACAATGCTGGGAGTGTCAGAGACCGGAGCCCCATACCTGTCAGCCAATGCCGTGGCTACGCGGTCAAAAGCCGCGGGGCTGGGGACCATTGTTATGCGTTCCAACGCCCCGTCATGGAAATTGAAAATGATGGTTCGCATATTTACCCCGGCGACGGTCAGCTCATTTCTGAGGGCATCAACACTTTCAGCAAAATTAGGACGTCCAAGCAGCCTGCTAGATGAAAGGTCGAAACTGGCCATGCAAAAACTGGCTTTATCACCGCCGGGGCAATCAGCGCTTGGGTAGTGTTTTTTTACTTCGGCCATTGTTGCGCCAAGCGGCAAACCCTTGAGTGAAAGCGGTTCAGACGCAAAGGCGGTGCCGTAGATGAGGATTGCAAAATAAAAAATAACTCGCATAAAACCCCCTTTTAAAACCGCTGAAAAGTCGGTTTTCCAATGACTCGACCTATCAATCTAAAGGTCGAGTTCTCCTGAACCGCGCTCACCTTGCGCTGAGGGAAATCACCGTTGCTGCTGATGATCGACAACTGGTCATTCAGCAGCTGCAGCCTCTTAACGTAGATGTGCCCCTCCAGGTAGAACACATAGACCCCTTCGCGTAATACCTCGACGTCGCCACGGTCAACCATCACCACATCGCCATCGTGCAGATCTGGCGTCATGCTGTCACCGGCGAGCGTCACCAAAATCAAACGCGACGCTGGAACACCGAGCGAGCGGGCAATCCACGCTCGTGAAAAAGCCCAGTGCTCCGGCGGCTCCCTGTCGTCGGCTAAAGCCCCATGTCCGGCCGCCGCCCTGACGTCATACAGCGGTACCAGTGCAAACGCATCGGTTGCCTGATACTTGGCATGCATCTGCTGCGCCAATCTCACGCCGTGCGGCCTCATCGTTCCTACGGCGTCGCTACCTGTTCCGGTCAGCAGCCAGGTTAGATCAATCCCCAGCAAAGCCATGCCAGCCAAAGCCTCGCTTCCGGGCGAGCGGCTGTCAGCTTCGTATTTCCGATAAGTGTCTATCGGGATGCCAGCCGCCGAAGACGCCTCTTCCTGCGACATGCCCAATTGGGCCCTGACCGCCTTTAGACGCGCGCCGATTGAACCATATTTCGAAGAGTCGGTTGTCACTTAGAGACCCAAAGGGGCAACCAAAGTGGCAACTGGCATAAAATCATAAGTATCTGTTTAATGTAGTTAATTTTTTTAATCCTTCGCTGAAAGCCACAACCAAAAGAGACGGTGCCGAGAAATATGCCCAATAGGGCTTGACACATGCCCGATTGGGGCATAACAATCGCGGCCATGTCTATTCAAACATCAGTAATAGCCAATCCTAAAAAACCAGCCCCTTCGGACTGGCACCCAGCTGACGTCATCGCCGCTTTATGGAAGCGCGGCACAAGCCTCCAGCGCATCGCCCGCGAACACCATTACCACCCGACGTCGCTGAACCTGGCATTGCGTAAACCCTGGCCAAAAGCCGAACGCATCATTGCCGACGTTATCGGCACCCCGGTGCATGAAATCTGGCCGTCGCGTTACCACTATGACGGCACACCGAGGAGCGGCCGCGGCGAGCGTGGGCTCGGGCGCTACAAGGGCAAGGATAGCACCGGCACAAAGACGGTCAATGTCCACCAGAGGAGGGTCGCGTAGACATGCCCAAGCCGCGCGACACCCAGACTGTTGATCTCTTTGATGTGCCCGTTGCCCCGGCGCCGACCGGCGGCAGCCTGGCTTACCACGAAGAACTGTGCGCGACCCTCTCGACCGGCATTGATGAAGCCATCAAGCGGGGCCTGATCCGCAACCGCTACGACCTCGCGTCGCGCATGAGTGAACTCACCGGCCGCGAAATCACCAAGGCCCAGATCGACGCCTGGACCGCCGAGAGCAAAACCGAGTGGCGCTTCCCGTTTGAATACGCGGCCGCGTTCGAGTCCGCGTGCGACAGCCTGTGCCTGCAGGAGCTGCTCGGTCGCAAACGCGGCACACGAATCCTGGTTGGCGAAGACGCACTGCTCGCCGAGATGGGCCGCATCGAACAGACCGAAATGCAACTGAAGAAACGCAAGGCTGCGCTACGCGATCGGCTGAGCAGGAGCAGCCGCAAATGAACGCACGCCAGAGCATGTTCACGCCGGGGCAATCATCCCCGATCACCCCTGTTGAATCCGAGATGAAAAATAACAATAAAAACTCGTTCGGGCCCACGACAAGCGACATTGCGTCTGCACTAGGTGTCTCTGAGCAGGCCATCAGGAAGACAGCCATGAAGCAAGGCTGGCCATACACCGAGCAGACCGTGCGCGGCGGCAAGCGCCGGCACTATGCCACCGCCGATCTGCCGGCCGACGTGCAGGCCGCGCTCGCGCAAGTCCAAGTCACGCTGATGGCCGCGAACGAACCCAGCGCCGCTGCAGCTGGCGCCCGCGCTGAAAACCTCGCGACAGTGTTCGAATCCAAACCCGAGAAAATCAAGGCCAAGGCCCGCGCGGCGCTGGCCGTTGCGCAGCAATTCCACCAGTTACTTGAACTCGGCTTCGACCGGCAGGCCGTCGTCGCCGCCGTCATGAAGCAGCACGGCGTTTCAGCCGCCACCATCTGGCGCCACATTCAAACCGTCAAGGGGCAACCCGATCACCTCTGGCTCTACGTCCTGTGCCCGCAATACGCCGGCCGCACCGCGCGCGTCGAGATGCCGGCCGACGCCTGGGAAATCCTCAAGGCCGACTACCTGCGCCGCGAGCAGCCCTCGGCAGCCGCGTGCATTATTCGCCTGCGTCGCATGGCCGAAGCGCGCGGCTGGGTCTTGCCTGCCAACCGCACCCTGCAGCGGCGGCTCGAGCAGCTGCCGCGCGTCATCAAGGAACTCAACCGCAAAGGCCCCACCGCCGCCAAGCAGCTCTATCCCGCCCAGCAGCGCTTGAAGGGCGCGCTGCGCGCGCTCGAGATCATCAACGGCGACGGCTACAAGCACAACGTCTGGGTCAAGTTCCCCGACGGTGAGATCGTCCGCGCCAAGACCTGGGTGTGGCAGGACGTCTACAGCAGCAAGGTCATCGCCTGGCGCACCGACAAGAGCGAACACACCGACGTCATCCGGCTCTCGTTCGGCGACCTCGTCGAACGCTACGGCATCCCCGAGCAAGTCACCCTCGACAACACACTCGCCGCCGCCAACAAGACCATGTCGGGCGGCGTCAAACACCGCTTCCGCTTCAAGGTGCGCGAGGATGAACCGCTCGGCGTCTTCGCCCTGATGAATGTCGACGTGCGCTGGGCCACGCCCGGTCACGGCCAGGCCAAGCCCGTCGAGCGCGTCTTCGGCATCGGCGGCACCGGCGAATACATCGACAAGGCGCCCGAACTCGCCGGCGCCTGGACTGGCCCCAACGCCATGAACAAGCCCGAGTATGACGGCCGCGTGCGCGCCGTCGAACTCGCCGAACTCGAAGCCGTCATCGCGCGAGAATTCGCCGCCTATAACGCGCGTCAAGATCGGCGCGGCGCCATGCAACAGGGCCGCTCCTTTGATGACGTCTTCAACGCCTCTTATCAGGCCGCGCAAGCCCTGATCCGCAGGCCCACCGAAGCACAGCGCCGGCTCTGGCTGCTCGCCACCGAGCCCGTGCGCGCCTCGTCCCGCAACGGCGAGATCACCCTGGATGCCGGCCGCGTGGTCGGCGAGCGCGTTGCCAACCGTTACTGGTCGCCCGAACTCACCGAACACGCCGGCCGCCAGGTGGTGGCGCGCTTCGACCCCGCGCGACTCTACGAAGGCGTTCACGTCTACACCCTCGATGGCCGCTACATCTGCTTTGCCGACTGCGTGCAGGCCGCGGGCTTCAATGATGCCAACGCCGGCCGCGAACACAGTCGCGCGCGTCAGAGCTTCCTGCGCGCCAGCAAGACCGCCGCCGAAGCCGAAGTGCGCACTTACGCGACCGCAGGCCCCACCGCCATACCGGCGCCGGCGCTGCCCGCCGGCAAAGTCGTGCGCGCCGCTTTCGGTGATCCGCTCGCGCGCCCCGTGCCCCAGGCCGCGCCGATCAGCGACGCCGACCGCGCTGCGCTCGATGCGCTCGACGCCGAAATCACCGCAACACCCACGCGTCGCGTGCAGGCCCTCGACGACCCCGCGTTCAACTACCGCCGCTGGAACGCACTCGAAGCGCGCATCAGCGCCGGCGAAGCCCTCACCGAAGAAGACAACGCATGGCATCGCAGCTACCAGGGCAGTGACGAATGGCGATCAATGGAAAAGCTCGCCGAAGATTTTCCCGAATTGAAGCAGGCATGAAAAACGCCGCGGCTGGTAGCACAGCCCGGCGCCCGGTTACCCACCACAGCAAAGGAGCATGAATGAGCAACCCCGCGAGTATCGAAACGAAAACCGCCGCCGTCAAGGGCGGGCGCTGGGCACCCACCCAGAACCTGCTGCTCTGCAGCCGCGCCCTTGAACGCGCCATGAACCGCGAGCCCAACCTGCCCGGCATCGTCTCTTTCAGCGGTCCGTCGGGCTGGGGCAAGAGCATGGCCGCCAGCTACTGCATGACCAAGTTCCAGGGCTTCTACGTCGAGTGCCGCAGCTACTTCACCAAAAAATCCTTTGTCGAAGCCATCCTCAAAGACATGAGCGTGCGACCCGCGAGCACCCTCTCGCGCATGATGGAGCAGGTGGTCGAGCAGCTCGACCTCTCGCAGCGGCCGCTGATCATCGACGAGGCCGACCATATCGTTGACCGGCACGCCATCGAGATCCTGCGCGACCTGCACGAAATGTCGCGCACAACCATCCTGCTGATCGGCGAAGAGCAGTTCCCGCGCAAGCTCTTGAAGCACGAGCGCTTCCACAACCGCGTGCTCGTCTGGGAACTCGCCCAGCCCGCCAACACCGACGACGCCCGCAAGCTCGCCGGCTTCTACTGCCCCGACATCACCATCGACGCCGCGCTGCTCGACCGTGTGTGTGAAGTCAGCCGCAACACCGCGCGCCGGATCTGCGTCAACCTCGACATGATCCGCAACCACTGCCAGACCCACGGCCTGAAAAAGATCGGGCTCGAGGACTGGGGCAAGCGCGCCTTCTACAGCGGCGAAGCGCCGGCACGGAGGCCGCAATGATCGCCGGCAACTTCAACCCCGACTGGTCCGCCGCGATGAAAGCCCGCGCCGAGTTCGACGAGCAGGTCAACAAAGTGATCACCCTGCTGGCGCCGCCGCCCGGTGAGTCTGTGCCCGTCCCCACAGAACCCGTCACCGACTACATCGCAGCCCGCGTGCGGCTTGCACGCCGTGCGCTCGACGCGTTTGAAGCCGCGATGAAAGGAGCCACCCAATGAACAAACACCAGACCGCAGCCAACGCCGCGCGCATCTCCAAGGACATGATGAACCGCGCCATCGACGACGCCATCAGCATTGTCAACATCGGCGGTCGAGACGGCATCCTGCCCGCGAAGAACGTCACCGACTACGTCAACAAGTGCTTCGATGACGCCGAGCGCGATCTGCAGATCGCGCGCAAGGCCCTGCTGGAGGGCGTGTAATGCGCCGGCCCGCCCGCCTCGAACGCGCCGGCGCGCTCACCCCGCGTGACCGTGTCTGGGCCGCCATCCGCGACTTCGGCCCCGGCAACCTCTTTTCCGTTGCCGAGATCATGCTCCTCGCCGAACAGCGCGCCGACACCGTGCTGCCTTACCTCAAGGGCCTCGCGGCTGCCGGCTACGTCACCAAAGACCAGGCACGCCCCACACGCCGGCCGCGCCGCGAGTTTCAGTGGTATCGACTCGCGCGCGACATCGGCGTCGAAGCCCCGCGCGTTGACACCCGTGGCAAGCCCGTCACCCAGGGGCAGGGCAACCAGCAACTCTGGTCCGCCATGAAGACCCTTAAAAACGAATTCACCGCGCGTGAAATCGCGCTCGCCGCCAGCACCGAAGACTGCGTCATCGCCGAACGCTCCGCCATCCGGTATTGCCGATTCCTCACACTGGCCGGCTACCTGCAGTCCCGCGCCGTGCCTCGTGGCGGTTACGGCCCCAAGCGCTACTTCCGCTTCCTGCGTGCCCGCAACACCGGCCCGCGCGCGCCCATGCTCACCGCCGACGGTGGTGTGCAAGACGCCAACACCGGCGACATCGTCTACAGCCCCGCCACCGGAGCCCGCCCATGACCAACACCGGCATCACCAACCTCGCGCTCGCCATGCAGTGCTGGGGCCAAACCGCCCCCGAGTGGGTCACCGCACTCGCCATCGCCTGCGATGCGCCAGGCAGCAGCCAGGCCGCCATCGCGCGCCGCTTCGGAGTCTCGGGCGCCATGATCAACCAGGCCCTGCGCAACACCTACAACGGCCGCCTCGACAAGCTCGAAGCCCGTGTCCGCGGCGAGCTCATGAACGAGCGCGTCATCTGCCCTGTGCTGGGCGAGATCAATAAACGCCGCTGCATCGATGAACAGTCGCGCCCCTACGCCGCCACCAACGCCGTGCGCGTTGAACTGCGCCGCGCCTGCCCCCGCTGTGTCCACCGCATGAGGAACCCGGAATGAAAAGCATCCTTGACCCGAAATTCCGCTACACCCCGGCCGCCAACACCGACCTGCGCAGAACCTTTGCCCGAATTCAGCGAGAACAACAGCGCGAACAGAAGCTCGAGCGTGAGCGCGATCGCGACAGCCTGGCGCAGCCGCACCCCGTGATCAAACAACTCAACCGCGGTGGCCGCGCATGAAGCGCGCCTATCGCGTGAGTTGGGCCCAGGGCGACAGCCGCTACGCCGCGCACGGCCTATTTCGCCACGTTGTTGACGCCGTGCTCTGGGTGCTCATCACCCACCCCGGCGCCAACGCCATCGTTGCCAAACCCGCCACCGGAGCCCGCCCATGAAAAAAGTCGAAGCCATTCGCGCCGCCCTTGGCGCCGCCGGCAACACCGCACTGAAGCTCGCAGAGATCGAAGCGGCGACCAACCTTAAGAACGTCGGCCCGAACATCGCCGCCCTGGTCAAGACTGGCGAAGTGCTCACCACCGGCGAGCGCGGCGACTACAGCTACCGCAACAACCCGGCCTATAAGCCGAAGCGTGCCCGCGGCATCGACCGCGTGCTACCGGTCAAGCGCAAAAAAAAGGCTGCACAGAAGCCTGCCAAACGTGCGGGGGGGGGCATGGTTAAGCGCAAACACAAACGCAAGACCACCCTGCGTCGCCTCGCCGAGCGCGTCGCTGCGGCCCCCACGCGCGAGCAGCTGCTGCTCGGCAACCTCATCGCCAGCGGCCGCGCGCTGGCACAGGCGGTGCGTGACCAGGTGGACGGCCTCGAAACCAACCCCGTGCTGCGCCAGGCCGTCGAACAGCAAGAGCGCGCCTGCGACCTCATCGAAGCCCAATGAACACCCTGCCCACCACCACCCAGATCAACGGCCTCTCGCCGTATATGCACCGCGTTGCGCGCGGCCTCATGCGCCTGGGTGGATGGCACGGCAGCCGCGAGATCGAACGCGCCTGCGGCGATTACCGCGAACACGTCCTCGTCGCCCTGCGAGCACTGCGAGCCGCGCGCATGGTTGTCCGCCGGCCGGCGCCGGGCCTCGCGCGCAACGCCTGGGAATACCGCATGACCACCGCCGGCATCCAGTTTGCGATGGGCCCCGAGCCCGACGGCAACACCTACACCCCCGAAGCCCTGCGCTACGACCACCGCGCGCTCGCCGCCGCGCTGGGCATGAACCGCACCGTCACGCCGCCGGCAGGCCGCGTGCACCACCTGGAGGGCGGGCGATGACCGACACCACGCAACTCTTCTGCAAACTGCAACAGCACCAGGGTGCCGCCAACGGCATCACCGCCGAAGCGCTGGCTTTGGCGCTGGGCACCAACAAACGCCACATCCGCTCGAAGGCACAGCCGTCTGCGGCCACCCGAAAACCGGCTACTTCATCGCCGCCACCGAAGCCGAGATCGACGCCACCTGCCAGTTCCTGCGTGCCCGCGCGATGCACTCCCTCACGCTCGAATCGCGCCTGCGCAAATGCACGCTGCCCGATCTGCTCGGGCAGATGAGATTGAAGACATGACCTCGCCAAACGATAACGCGTGGACCCCGGCCCCAAGCCGCGCCAGATGGTCCGTCCGAACGAAAGGCACCACCGCATGACCACCATGAACGACATCGAAGCCAAAGCCCAGAAGCTCGCCGCCGTGCGCGACGCGCTCGCCGGCACCCACATGGCCCACGAAGAAGAGGCCGCCGCACTGCTCAAGAAATACCGGCCGCACCTCCTCAGGCTCACCGCGCAGTTCAAGGCCGCCGCCGAGGATCTGCAGGCGGCGGTGGCCGCCGCGCCGGAACTCTTCGTCAAGCCGCGCTCCGTGATCCTGCACGGCATCAAGGCCGGTTATCAAAAGGGCAAGGGCAAGCTCGAGTGGGACGATGACGAGGCCGTGTGCAAGCTCATCCGCAAACGCCACCCCGACCTGGTGGACGTGCTGATCAAGACCACCGAAACCCCGGTTAAAGGCGGCTTGAACGAACTGCCGGCCGAAGACCTTCGCAAGCTAGGCATCACGGTCGACGACACCGGCGACGTTGCCTTCGTCAAGCTCGCCGACACCGAGATCGCCAAGACCATCAAGGCGCTGCTGCGCGATCGGGGTGAGTCATGAACCGCATCAACTACGCCGCGCTGGGTCGCATCGTGCACACCTCGGTGAGCGATGGCCTCACCTCGGCCCGGCACGAAACCACCGCCACGATCAAGGCGGCGATTCAATCAGAGCAGGACAAAGCCAACCCGCGCAGCGCCCTCATCACCGGCCTGCAGCGCGAGCTGCGCCGGCGCGGAAAATCGAAAGCAAAGTCATGAGCTCGCCCGAAATGATCGTCACGGTGTTCTTGTGCGGCGTGGCTGGATCGTTCGGCGCCATTGGCGGGTTTCACCTGGCCGCATTGATCTGGGGGCCGCTGCAGATCAGCGTCAAGAACACCACCACCGTGATTCAAAAGAGAGAGCCATGAGCCACCACAGCCCAGAGGGACCGCGCAAGGTGGTCGAGGTTATCGGCCCTGAGTTTGGTGAGCGCACCATCAACCAGCTCATTGAAAAGCTGCTGGTGTTTTTCACCGAAGGCAAAGGCAACGCGATTGAAGCCAACTTTGCCGTCACCAGCGCCGTCGGCGACTACGTCTTGCACTTCCACATGTGCGCGCACAAAGACGACGGCACCAGCAAGTCGCACAACGTCCACTGACATGAACAAATACGCCGCCCACAGCAAGGCACCGGCAGAGCCGGGCGGACGCTACAGCGTGGTTCACGGCTGCAAGAACAAGCGCCGCTACCACACCGAAGCGTTCGCCTGGCGCGTGGCAAAACGCGCCACCCGACAGCGCGGCCTGGCACTCCGCGTCTACCCGTGCCCGCTGTGCCAGGGCTGGCACATCACCAAAAGGAGAACCTTCACATGATCCGCCGCTTTCTGCTCTGGCTCACCGCGCGCCTGCCTGTGCGCGAGATCAAACACCTGGGCAAGCCTTACCTTGAGCGTTACTACGTGACCACGCTGTTCGGATTCTGGCGCGTCTACATTCACCGCTTCGTCGGCAGCGATCCCGACGGCCTGCACTCGCACCCGTGGCGCTGGGGCTTCACCGTCGTGCTCGTCGGCTGGTATATCGAGCTGCGCCGCTTCGGAACCCGCCCCGTCCGGTGGTGCGGCTTCGTCAACGGCGACACCTTTCACCGCGTGGTCAAGCCCAACGCTGACGAAGTGTGGACGCTGTTCATCCACAGCCCGCGCGTCATGGGCTGGGGCTTCCTGCGCGAACGCGGTGCCCTCGGCAGCCCAGACGTTCGTTACGAACAGGTCTATGTCGACAACCCCAAGGCCCACGCCAACTGGCACCTCACCGCGCCCAAGGGCCGCGACATCCGGGGCGCGGCATGACCCGCACCGTCAACCGCAATAACGCGCAGCGCTCCGGCTGGAAGATGGCCGGCGGCCGCGACGCCGGCCAACGCTACGTCGTGCGTTACCGCGACGGCATGGGCACCACACGCGCCTACGGCTTCACCGAAAGCCGCGACATCGCCGAACAGTGGGTCGAAGCCATCAACGCCAACGTGATGTGGGACAGCCCGCGGATCGTGGACCGACAAACCGAAAGGAAAAACAATGGCACTCGTTAAAGACATTGAAAAAGGCATTGAGACCGTCGGGCAGCTAATCGCGTCGCTGCAACGGTTCCCCGCTGACATGCCGGTGTGCAGTGGCCTTGATGATGCTCTGGCGGTTTACAGAGAGCAGCCGCAAAAGGGCGAGCTTGCCTACGGCACGGCTGGCCGCATCACGGTCGAAGGCGATGATGGGACTTGGGACTGCTGATGCCCCGCACCGTCTCCCTCGGCACGCAGGTCAAGCAGCTCGGCGGCCTGCTGGGCACCAAAGACCTCAACACCTGGGAACAGGACTTCGTGAAGTCGTGCGTGCGCTGGTCCGACAACGGCAACCGCACCAGCGGCATCACCGAAAAACAGATCCCGATCATCGAGCGCCTGTGGCGCAAACACTTCGCCTGAAAGGATCACGCATGGACCTTGCACAGCGCATTAACACCGAACTCGCCGCGTCCGCCGCGGCATCGGCCGCCGGTCATGATGAAGCCGCCAACCAGCACTGGCGCAAGTATGTCGAACTGCTGGAGCAGCAAACGGCCGAGCGTCGCGCCGCCCAGACCCCGAGCACGCCGGCGCCGAACCGCGAACAGGAGCGCGCAGCGTGATCAACAACAGCGTTGCCGCCGGCATAAAAATTAGCATCGAGGTTTTGATGAAATGGCTTAGGCATGAAGGCGCCAGCCACCCCGCCCACGAACACGTCACAAGCCTTGGCATTTCGCTTAGGAAAGCGGCTGATGAAATCGGTGAAGCCGCGCTCGAAGGAACGGAGCTACCGCTGCCGATGAAATACGCGCCCAAAAACGCCACAGAGATTTTGCTGTTGACCGAGGACCGCTACGGCAACATCGCATGGGTGATCGGGCATTGGGCCTGCGGCGGTGGTGAAGATCAGCCGCCTTTCGGGCCGGGCTGGTTTTACAGAACGCCGAGCGGGTTCATGGAGCTTTACAGCCACGACAAATTGTGCGGCTGGTTGCCGCTCCCGATTTTTCCTCGTCGGCAGCTTTTTCGCCAAAAGGAGAGCGCAGCGTGATCCCCGCTCGCCTCATCTTGAACAGGCCGCGCCCGCCGGTGTTCGTGAACACCGAACTGCCACCCGGAGTGTCCGGTACCGACGCAGCGCTGCAGGCCCTGGCTAAAGCTGACCAGCGGTATCTGGACGAGCTGGAATTGGCGTGGGTCAACGCCTACGGACCCAAGCCGGTCATCAAGGCCGAGTGGCTGTCGGGCGACCTGTCCGATGAAACCTGCCTGCCGCTGGCCGTATCTGTGCGTCGAAACATGGGCCCGGACGCGCTGACCCTGATCGAGTGGGCGATGGTTCAGCCTTGCCCTCAGTGCTGGGAGCGAGTGCGCCCGGTAAGCAACTGCCGTCATTGCGATGGTTACGGGCACCTCAACGATGACGGAATCTGGGACAGCTTCTATTGCGATTTTTTCGGCCGCGTCGTCTACACCGACGGCTGGCCTGCAGGCACGCTATGCAGCCCAGAGTAACCGGCACCGTGGTCCCAGAGACCAGACGCATCCAGCCAACCGCTGATCAGTGGCGCCTTGCTGAACGTGAAATGGAATCGGTCTTCGGCTCGGCGCATTTGCAATGCGACGGCTTTAACCTGCGTCTTTGCGTTAGCAGAGCAGGCACGCGAAAATTTACCATCTCTTTCTATGTTGACGGGTTTTTTAAAGGCGAATGGATAACCAAAGATTGTGAAGAAAGGCGCAGGTTTTTCAGGCCGGTGACGCGGCCTGTTTTTCCCGCCAAGTTCATCCGTGCAATGGCGAAAGCCGTCGGCAAAAAAAAGGCGCAAGCCGATTACAGCAAAAAAGTTACCTACTATTCTCCTTGCTGGGATTCCTTCGGCGCGTTGAAAAGACATCTGCTCAAGAACAACAAATCGGTCAGATTCGTCAGTATCGGCACTCTGGGGTCCACCAATGGTGGCTGACCCCGACCGTCGCCGCCGCGACCTGGCCAAGATTCACCTGGCCAAGAAGCAGCTCGGCCTCGATGACGACACCTATCGCGACATGCTGTGGGCGGTGGCGCGCGTGCGTTCCTCGGCGGATCTCGACTTCACCGGCCTGCAGCGCGTGCTCGATCATCTGCAGCGCCGCGGCTTCAAAGCAGTCGCCGGCCGCAAGCCGCATCCGGGACGGCCCGCCAACATCAACAGCGAAGACCGCGGCCCGCTGCTGCGCAAGGTGGAAGCACTACTCACCGACGCCGGCCGCGAGTGGTCTTACGCCGATGCAATGGCGAAGCGCATGTTTCACGTGGAGCGGTGTCAGTTCTGCGAACCCGGCCAACTGCGCAAGCTGATCGCGGCGCTCAGCTATGACCGCAAGCGGAGGGCCGGTTGATGGCCTGGTATCGCACCGCCGACGGATTGTCGATGCACATCAAATTCGGCAAAGGCGCGAAGGTGCCGCCGGCCTGCAGCGCGCGCCGCGACGACGGCACGCCCTGCGCGGTGATGTGCAACCTGCTGTGCGATTGGAAGGTCGGCCCAGGCATGACCTGCGATCAGCCGATCTGCGCCGACCACGCGCAAGAGGTCGCCCCGGACAAGCACCTGTGCCCCGCGCACCAGGCCGCGTGGGTTCAATGGCGGCGCGTTCGCGTCCATCCGGTATGACCATGAACGACAACTACCCCGAGCTCCTCGCCGACCTCGCCGCGCGCGTCACCGAAACCCTGGTGGGCGAGGGCCTCGACGCCCAGCGCGCCACCGAGATCGGCTTCAAGACCGCCGAGTCGGTGCGCCGCCACTGGGGCGGCCAGCAGGTGTATATCCCCATCGGCACCGAATTCGAGATCAGCCAGCGTGATCAGGCCATGTGGCAGGCGTTCAACGGCCACAACCACGAAGACCTGGCGCGCCAGTATCAGGTGTCGCTGGTACACGTCTACCGCGTCGTCAAACGCATGCAGGCCGTCGCCCGCGCCCGCACGCAGGGCGACTTGTTCAAAGGGGCCACGGTGGTATCCTCGGCCCCGCCGGCCACCACGCCCTGATCGCCGCCGCAATGCGCGCACGCAGTTTGCGCTAAATCGCAAACTGCACCGAATGCTTGGCAAGCGTTCCCCCGCCTTAAGTTTTAACCCGCGTTAAAAGCCTTCCGCGCGCGCGCTCGCCAACATGGCGACATGACTGCGGAAGCCATCCTCATTCAGAGCACCGCCGCGCGCCACGGCCTTGAGCCGGCGCTCGTCGCCGCCATCGTCCAGGTTGAGTCCGGCGGCAACGCCTATGCCTGGAACCCCGAGCCGCATTACCGCTGGTTCTGGGACGTGCGCCGCAACCGCCCATTTCGCACCTTGACCCCGGTCGAGATCAGCGGTGAAGTGCCGCCGCTCGATTTCCCCACGCTCGCCGGCGACCGCGACCAAGAGTGGTGGGCGCAGCAGGCGTCGTGGGGATTGATGCAGGTGATGGGTGCCGTCGCGCGCGAGATGGGCTTCACCCGCAAATACCTCACCCAGCTCACCGACCCCGAAGACTCCCTCGAATACGGCTGCCGCAAGCTACTGCAACTGCGGGGCCGCTTCGAAAAGGCGCACGGCATCGAGGGCGTGATCGCCGCCTACAACGCCGGCAGCCCGCGCCGCGATGCCGTCGGCAACTTCGTCAACATCGACTACGTGCGCAAAGTGATGGCCGCGTGGAGGGGCGAATGACCACACCCGCCTGCGGCAAATGCTGGTGGAAGTCGCGCACCCTCTGGGTCAACGCGATCGCTGCCGCCCTGGTCGCGCTGGAAGCCAGCACCGGCGTCCTGCAGCCGCGGCTGCCGGTCAACCTCTACGCCGCGCTCGCGGTCGCGCTCCCGGTGATTAACGCCGTGCTGCGCGTGCTCACCACACAGGCCCTGAAATGACCGCCGCGCAACTGCACCGCGTCCTTGCGCGCGCCGGCATCGTGCTGCTGCTGATCGGGCTGCTCGTCGCCGCCATCTTCTACGCCGGCAAGCTCCACGAGCGCGCCGCCTGGAACAAGAAAACCACCCAAGCCTCAGAGGCCGCCCGCGTCACCGAACGCGACGGCGCCGCCATCGCCAACACCGCCGAGACCGATCACCAGGCCAGCCGCAAACAACAGCAGGAGAACGCCGATGCCGAACTCAAAACACTCCGCGCCCAGCTCGCACTTGAGCCTCGCTGCCCTGTCTCTCGCCGCGCTGTGCGGCTGCTCGACGGTCGCCCCGATGTGCCCGCAACTGCCACCACTGCCGCCGTCACTGGCCGCACCCCCGCTGCAGTGGAAGCCGATGCCACCGAGCCCACCGTCGAAGCCCGCGCCGTCATCGAACACTGCGCCATAAACCGCCTCACCGTGTGCGAGCCCAACGCCACCCACGTCGAAGACCTGCAGCGTTTCTACAACCAGCTGCGCGACCGTTTTAACCGTCCTTAACAGGGGATTTTTATGCAAGCCCTCGTCCGCAAGACCCAAGCCTTCATCGCAGCACTCCTCATCGCTGCCGGCCTCGGCCTCTCTGCGCTGCCCGGCCCGGCGCAGGCCACATCGATCACCGACTACCTGGAGAACAAGCTGGTCGATTGGCTGTTCCGTGGGCAGTCCTTCACGCCACCGGCAACGTCCTACATCTCGCTGCACACCGCGAGCTGCAGCGACTCCTCGACCGGCACCGAAGTCACCGGCGGCAGCTATGCCCGCGTCGCCGTCACCGCCTCGCTCGCCAACTGGGCGGGCACGCAGTCGGCCGGATCGACCACCGCATCGAGCGGCACCGGCGGCACCACCAGCAACAACGGCGCGATCACTTTTCCAGCGCCCACCGCCAACTGGGGATCGATCACCCACTTCGGCATCTTCGACGCCTCGAGCGTCACCACCGCGAAGACGGTGAACAACGGCGATGCCGCGCCCAGCTTCGCCGCCGGCGCGCTCACCGTTCAGATCGACAACTGATCGCCCGCAGGAATCGCCAGCATGGGTTTGCGCCACAACTACACGGCCACCGGCGTCAACGATGGCGCCAAGCAGGTGTCGAAGGACCGCTGGAATGAAGCCCATGTGATCGATCAGGGGCTGGATTTCCCCCTCAACGACGCACCGGCCACGCCGGCGGCCGACAACCTGCACGTGTTTGCCCGCAAGATCGGCGGCCGCATGATGCTCGCGCAGATGGGGCCTTCCGGTCTTGATACGGCGCTGCAGCCCAACCTGGGCGGCAACAAAGTGGCCCTGTGGATGCCGCCGGGCAACGCCACCACCGTGCCGGGTGTGTTCGGCATGGCTGCGCTCACCGCCACCGGCACAGCCACCGCCCGCACTGTCGCCACCACCAACATGCTCACGCGCATGACGCGCCTGGCGTATGTGAGCGCGGCCACGGCCGGCTCTCTCGCGGGCGCGCGCGAGGCGGCCGCCAAATACACCCTCGGCGCTGGTGGCGGCCTGGGCGGGTTCTTTGCCCGCTACCGCTTCGGCGTGTCCGACGCGGCCGCAGTGTCTGGTGCGCGCATGTTCGTGGGCTTGTCATCGGCCACCGGCGCGCCGACCAACGTCGAGCCCTCGACGCTGACCAACAGCGTCGGCGTTGCGCAGCTCTCCGGCAGCAGCAACCTGCACATCGTCTTCGGTGGCGCGGCGGCGGGCACGCCTGTGGATCTGGGCGCCAACTTCCCGGCGAACACGCTTTCGGCCGACGCCTATGAGCTGTCGATGTTTTCCCCGGCGGCCGGCAATCTCAACTGGCAAGTCACGCGCCTGAATACCGGTCAAGTCGCCAGCGGTCAGATCACCAGCGGCCTGCCGCTGGGCACCACGCTGCTTTGCCATCAGCTCTGGCGCACCAACAACGCCACCGCGCTCGCAGTCGGCCTCGACATCTGCGGCATCTACATGGAAACGGACTACTGATCATGTATCGGATTGACGCCGCGACCGGCGATATCCATTTCCCGGATGGCTTTGTGCTGGCATGCCCCTATGATGACCCGCGCTACCTCGAGTACGCAGCGTGGGTTCAGTCTGGCAACGAGCCGGAATTGTTCAACACGGTCGAGGGCGCGGCATGACCACGCCGGTATTTGACGGCGCCGTCTTTGACGACGCGCTGTTTGGTGGCGATGCCGAGCTCTTCGATGATGCCGTCTTCGACGCGCTGCTGTTCGACACGGGTGCCTCGGCCAGCGCCGCCCTCGACGGCGCCGCCAACGCCAACGCCACCGCCACCGGCGCGCTGACCACCGGCATCCCGCTCGCCGGCGCCGCGCTCGTGGTGAGCACCGCCACCGGCGCGCTCACCACACCGATCGCGCTCAGCGGCAGCGCCGCCGCGGTCGCCGTCATGAACGGCACGCTCACCACACAGATCCGATTGAACGTCGCCGCCGTCGCCCAGGCACTGGCACAAGGCGCGCTCTCCACCGGAATTCGACTGGCTGGTGCGGCGCAGGGCCAGGCCACCATGAGCGGCACGCTCAGCACCGGCATCCCGCTCGCCGGCGCCGCCGCGGCCGCCGCCGTGGCCAGCGCACAGCTCACCGCACAGATCCGGCTCAACGGCGCGGCCGTGGCGCAAGCGCTGATAAGCGCCGGCCTGACCACCGGCATCGCGCTCGGGGGCGGCGCCGCAGCAGCTGCAACGGCCGCCGGCGCGCTGACCACACAGATCCCACTGCAGGGCGCAGCGCAAGGTGTGGTCACCGCTTCCGGCACCTTGAGCGGCGACGGCGGCGCGATCGCGCTCGACGGCGCAGCAGCTGCACAAGCCACCGCCGCCGGTGCGCTCACCACCCAGATTGCGCTCAGTGGCGTGGCCGCATCGGTCGCCGCGGGTGAAGGCGCGCTCAACATCGAGATCCGCTTCGCGGGCAGCGCACTTGCCCAAGCGCTGGCAACGGCCGCGCTTGCCACCGGCATCCCGCTCGCCGGCGCCGCGCAAGGGCAGGCTGCGGCCGCAGCCGCACTCGCCACGCAGATCCTGCTCGGCGGCGCTGCCACCGGCACCGCGCTCGCGCAAGCCGCCCTCACCACCGAAGTGCGGTTGAACGGCGCCGCACTCGCGCAGGCCGCGGCCTCGGGCCTGCTGGTTGATTTCAAGGCGCTCGATCCGACCCCGCGCTTCGTTGCGGCCGCAGCACGCCGCCGCTTTGTGCAGCCGCGTCGCGCGCGCAGCTTTCGTTGCGCCGACGAGCACCGCGGATTTCGTGCCGGCGCCGTCGCCCGCGCCTTCACCGCGCCCACCCTTCTACGTCGTTTTAAAGCCGCATGAGCGCCGACTCCAAAGACCCCGACGAAACCATCACGCTCACCTTCCCGTATGCGGAAGAGCTCGACGGCGCGACCATCAACGCTGTCGACTACGTGACGATGGCCGTCATCAACGGCGTGGACGCGTCCGTCGCCACCATGCTGAACGGCGCGGCCACCGTTGACGGCGGCAACGTGCTGCAGTCGGTGAGGAACGGCGTGCACGGCGTCGATTACAAATCGCGCTGCCGCGTCACCACCAGCGACGGCCGCAAGCTCGTGCGCGCCATCGACCTGCCCGTGAGGAGCCGCTGACATGGCCGACCTCTACGACCAGGCGACCGAGCATGAAGAGCGCTTCCGCGCCCAGGCGCTGGCGGCACAGGCCCGCCGCACGCTGCGCGGTGTCAGCGCCACCCACTGCGTGCGCGACGACTGCGGCGCCGAAATTCCCGAAGCCCGCCGCCGCGCACTGCCCGGCGTCGAGCTGTGTATTGACTGCGCGATGCGCGACGAAAAAGAAAGGTCCGGCCGATGAGCACGGTGCAACTCGAACTCTGGCAACTCATCCTGTTGCTGCTCGCGTTTTTTGGCGCGGTCGGCGCCTTCGGCCGGGTGCTGCTCACCCAGATCGAAAAGCGGCTCACCGAAAAATTCAACACCCAGGAGCAGCAGCGCGCCGAGGCCACCGCCCGCTGGGACGCCCGCTTCAGCGAGCTGCACAAGGCGTCACAGGAAGAGTCGCGCAACTGGCACCGTGTCGAGCGCGAGCTGCTGAAGATGCAGGCCGAGCTGCCCCGCGAATACGTGCGCAAGCTCGACGCGCTCGCCGCGAAGATCGATCTCGCCAACGCCTACCAAAAGAGGGACTGAACAACATGGACATGGAAAGAGTCCGCCGCGAAGCCATCCGCTGGCACATCCTGGTGGCGTTAAACAGCGGCCGGCCCGAAGCCGTCGCCGAGACCCTGATCCTCTCTGCGATTCAGGCCATCCCGATGCAATGCACCGCGCTCGAACTGCGCCGCGAGATGGACTACCTCGCCGACCGCGAGCTGATCACCCTCAAACGCAACGAGGCCGCGCCCTGGCTCGCCGATCTTACGCGCCACGGCGTCGACGTCGTCGAATACACCGTCGAGTGCGACCCCGGCATCGCGCGCCCGAAAAACTACTGGGCCGGCTGACATGCCCAAGCGCTCCAAGGTGGACACGCTGCCGGCCGAGGTCAAAGGCTGGCTCGACAAGTCGCTGGTCGTCGGCAACTTCGCCGGCTACGAGATACTCGCGGCCGAACTGAAGAGCCGCGGCTACGCCGTCGGCAAGTCGAGCGTGCACCGCTACGGCTCCAACCTGGAACGCAAGCTCGCCGCCATCAAGGCCAGCACCGAAGCCGCGCGCGTCATCGCCGAGGCCGCGCCGGATGACGCTGGCCAGCTCTCCGGTGCGGTGATGGGCATGATCCAGACCGAGGTCTTCAACGTCCTGGTCAACCTGCAGGAGCTCGAAGAGTCCGAAAACGGCGACGACGAAAAGTCGAAGATGGCGCGCGCGAAGCTCCTCTCGCAGCTCGCCAAGAACATCGCCACGCTGTCACGCGCCTCGGTCGCGCAGAAGAAACACGAGATCGAGATCCGCGCCAAGACGCAGGCCGCGGCTGACGCCGTGACCAAACTCGCCCGCAAAGGCGGCCTCTCAGCCGGCGCGGTGGACAACATCCGCCGCGAGATTCTGGGAATCGCCAACTAGGAGAACCGCATGGACAACCAACACCGCAAGATCACCGGCTACCGCGAGCTGAACGAAGCCGAGGTCGCACTGATGAACAAGATCAAAGCCCAGGGCGCGCAGCTCGAGGCGCTGCTCGGCGAGCTGCACATGCACGTCGGGGCCCAGACCATCGACGCCATGAACGCCGGCAATAAGGACGCGGAGGCCCGGATCGACCAGGCCCAGCCGAGCCGCTGGCTGGCCATCGCCCGCACCGATTTCCAAACCGGCCTGATGGCGGCGGTCCGGGCGGTCGCCCAGCCGGCCGGATTCTGACCCGGCCCAAATCGGTTTAAACGGCCTAGGGCGATTTCCGGCAAGCCACCCTACGTTCCCGAGCCCGGACCCCTTTTAAACCCCTTTTAAAAACCCGACACCAGCGCCTCTGGCGCGACTTTTTTGAAAAAGACCCCCCAAAAACCGCATAAACCGGCCAGGCCCACCCAAACCCGGGCCACTTCGACCCCGGACCGGCAGGCTTCGGCCCCGGTCCGGGCGGGGGTGTCGGCGGCCGTTCAGGCAGCGGTCTCGGCCACCGGGCCCGCGCCAGCCGTCCTGCTGCCCTTCCAGCAGCGCTGGGCGGGCGACCGCGCCGACGTGGCGGTCTGGGAGAAGTCGCGCCGGATTGGCGCCAGCTGGACCACGGCTTCGGACGCGGTGCTGACGGCCAGCGCCTCGGCCGAGGCCGGCGGCCAAGATGCGCTGTATATCGGCTACAGCGAGGACATGACGCGGGAGTTCATCGACGACTGCGCCATGTGGGCCGGCGCGTTCAACAAGGCCGCCGGCGCCATGCAGGAGGTGATGTTCGAGGACACAACCGACGACGGCGACGTGCGCCAGATCAAAGCCTTCCGCATCGACTTTGCCAGCGGCTTCAAGGTGCTGGCGTTGTCCAGCCGGCCGCGCTCGATCCGTGGCAAGCAGGGCCTGGTGATCATCGACGAGGCCGCGTTCCACGATGACCTGGCCGGCCTGCTCAAGGCCGCGATGGCCATGCTGATCTGGGGCGGCAAGGTGCGCATCCTGAGTTCGCACAACGGCGAGGACAACCCCTTCAACCTGCTGGTGAAAGACATCCGCGCCGGCAAGCTGCCTTACAGCCTGCACCGCACCACCTTCGACGACGCGCTGCGCGACGGCCTGTTCGACCGCGTCAAGCTGATGATGGGCGCGCGCATGAAGCACGCCACGGCCGACGCCTGGCGCACGGCCATCCGCGCGCAATACGGCGAAGGCGCGGCCGAGGAGCTGGGCGGCGGCGTCTACCTGCCGCGCACGCTGGTCGAGCATTGCCAGTCCGACGAGTGCAAGGTCATCCGCTGGGCGAAGCCGCCGGAGTGGATGCTCAACCCCAACCGCCTGGCCGAGACCGACCAATGGATCGCCGACGTGTTGAAGCCCGCGGTCGATGCGCTGCCGAACGTGCGTTCGGTGGTCGGCCGCGACTTCGGCCGCAGTGGTGACTTGTCCATTGAAGGCGTGATGCAGGAGATCCGCCGCGGCTTCTGGCGCGCAACCCTCACGCTCGAGCTGCGCTGCATTCCGTTTGACGTGCAAGAGAAGATCAACCGCTGGCTGCTCGACCACCTGCCGCTCTTGCATCACGTCAAGTTTGATGCGCGGGGCAACGGCCAGCAGCTCGCCGAGGCCGCGCTGCAGCGGCTCGGCGACACCCACCTGGTATGCCGAACACTTCCCCAGCTACAAGGGCGGGCTCGAAGGCCGCGCGATGGAGCTGCCGCGCGACGAAGACGAGATCGCCGACCACCGCCGTGTGGTGCTGAAAAACGGCTACCCGACGATGGACGCCGGCACCGACAAGGGCAGCGACGGCAAGCAACGCCACGGCGACCGCGTGATCGCGCGCGTGCTCGCCTGGGCAGCGACGCGCACCGAGGCCGCCCCCATCGAATTTCAATCCACCGGGCAGCGCCGCGTCGGCGCATCGCTCGACGGCCCCGGCCGCCGCTTTGACGCCGACCGCGGCTTCGGGGTGGTGGCCGGCGGCAATGACTTCGGAGGCTTTTAAACATGGCTGATTACGTGCAACTCGACAACGGCCTGGTCGTGCCGCTCGACTACGTTGAACGCGGTCGCGTGGAACGCGGCGAGGTGGCCACCACCCGCGACGGCCGCGACGTCACGCGCGGCTTCGTCTCGCCCTTCGAACACCTCGCCCCGCAGGACAGCGTGCTCATGGCGCGCGGCGCCGGCAATTACCAGATCTACCGCGAAGTCCTGCGCGATACCCAGGTGGCCTCCACCCTCAGCCAGCGCCGCCTGGCCGTGATCGCCAAGTCGTGGGAGGTCGAGCCCGGCGGCAAACGCGCCATCGACAAGGCCGCGGCCGAGTTTCTCAAAGAGCAGTTGAAGGCGGTGAAGTGGGACCAGGTCACCGCCGGGATGTTGTATGGCGTGTTCTACGGCTACGCCGTGGCCGAGATGCTGTGGGGGCGCGACGGCCGCTACATCACCATCGCCGGTATCAAGGTGCGCGACCGCCGCCGCTTCGCCTTCGATGGCGAGATGCGCCTGCGCCTGATGACCATGTCGCAGATGAACCCCGGCGAGCTCTTGCCCGAGCGCAAGTTCTGGAGCTTCTGCACGGGCGCCGACCACGACGATGAGCCCTATGGCTTGGGCCTCGCGCACTGGCTCTATTGGCCGGTGTTCTTCAAACGCGCCGGCATCAAGTTCTGGATGATCTTCCTGGAGAAGTTCGGCCAGCCCACGGCGAAGGGCAGCTATCCGGCCAACGCCACCGCCGAAGAAAAAACGCGGCTGCTCAACGCGCTCTCCGCCATCAACACCGACGCCGGCGTGATCGTGCCTGACGGCATGGCCATCGAACTGATCGAAGCCGCCCGCAGCGGCACCGCCGATTACGTCAAGCTGCACGAGTGCATGGACGCCGCCATCAGCAAGGTGGTGCTCGGCCATACCGGCTCCACCGACGCCACACCGGGCCGGCTCGGCGGTGAATCCAACGCGCACGACGTGCGCCAGGATCTGGTCAAGTCCGATGCCGACCTGGTGTGCGAGTCCTTCAACGATGGCCCCGCGAAGTGGCTCACCGACTGGAACTTTCCGGGCGCGGCTTACCCGCGTGTGTGGCGCGTCATCGATGAGGGCGAGGATCTGGAGAAGCGCGCCGAAGTCGACAAAACCCTGCACGACATGGGTTACGAGCCGGTCGACGTCACCTACATCAACGACACCTACGGTGGCACCTGGCGCAAAAAGCCGGCCGCCGCAGCGCCCAAAAAGCCCGAGCCCGCCAACGCGCTCGCGCCGGCGCAGCCGCAGGCGGGCGACACGCCCGCTGAATTCGCCGAACCCGGTGATGCCGTTGCGCAGGCCACCGCCGACCAGGCCGCACTCGCCAAGGCCGCCGACGAATTCGCGGCCAACTACGAGGGCCTCATCGGCGAGCGCATCAACGAGCTGCTTGCCTACGCCGAGGAAAGCGGCGACTTCGCCACCTTCCGCGAGCGCCTGGTCGAGCTGATGCAGACCGCGCCGCCCGAGCAGCTCGTGCAGTCGCTCGAGCGCGCCGGCTTCAGCGCGCAACTGATGGGCATGAGTGCTGCCGATGGCAATCGCCGCAAGGTTTGATCTCGCGCCCGAGAAGGCGGTCGAGTTCTTTCTCGGAAAGAAAGAACTCCAGGAGACCTTCGACTGGCGCGACATGCTGCACCAACACCACGACCGCGCCTTCACCATCGCCAAGATGATGGACCTGAGCCTGCTCGGCGAGGTGAAGCAAACCGTCGACCGCGCCATCACCGAGGGCTGGGCCTTCGAGCGCTTTCGCACCGAGCTCACGCCGCTCTTGATCAGCCGCGGCTGGTGGGGCCGCCAGGAGATGACCGACCCCGAGACCGGCGAGACGCGCGAGGTCCAGCTCGGCAGCGCGCGCCGCCTGCGCGTGATCTACGACACCAACCTGCGCACGTCCTACGCCGCCGGCCACTGGTCGCGCATCGACACCAACGCCGACACCGCGCCCTATGTCATGTATTCGGCGGTGCTCGATGACCGCACCCGGCAAGGTCCTGCGCCACGATGACCCGTGGTGGAAGACGCACACCCCGCCGAACGGCTGGAACTGCCGCTGCACCGTGATCCAGCTCTCGGAGCGGGATCTCAAACGCATGGGCAAAGACGGCCCCGACGAAGCGCCGCCAGGCGGCACACGCGAATGGACCAACCCGCGCACCGGTGTGGTGGAACAGGTGCCCGCGGGTGTGGACCCCGGCTGGGGTTATGCGCCGGGTGCGCAGTGGCGCGCCGAGGCGCTCGCGCTGGCGCGCGACAAGCTCGAGGCCGCCGATCCGCAGCTCGCGGCCGGCGCGATCCGATCGCTGGTGGCGAGCGAGGTCTTCAGATCCTGGGCGGCCAAGCCCGAGGGCCCGTTCCCGATTGGCCTGCTGTCTGACGAAGACGCCAAGGCCATCAACGCACCGTCTCGCGTGGTGGATTTCACGCCGGCCATCGCGGCCAAGCAGGCGCGAGAGCACAAGGAGCTGGTGGTCGATGAATACCACTGGGTGCAGGACGCCATCGAGCGCGGCCGCAAGCTGCAGGACAGCGACCGGTCAATCCGCTACGTGCTGGAAGACGAAGGCTACGTGACGGTGGTGGCGACCAGCCTCGACGGCCTGCGCACGATCTTGATGAGCTTTCGCCGCTTATCCAGGGAAGCGGCAAAGCGCGACCGTGAAATTCAGAGGCTGCTCAATGAGAAATAAAGCGAAGAAGGGAACGGGCGGTGGGGCCTCCCATCCGCGATGTTCTGCGGAAACCCCACAAAGCGCGCCAGCACCGGAGTGCCGTGCTACGGCCGGGAGAATGTCACCGTGTCACGCCCGTGAGCGCGCAGTATGGAGCCACGCCCGATGAAGATCAAGACCGAGGTCTTCGCCGGCGATGCCCAGCGCGCCTTCGCCCAGCTCTCGCTGCTGGGGCGCGACCCCACCGACGCGCTCGATGCCGTCGG